ATTATATTAAATACTATTGTCAATCCTGCTCCAATTATTCCCCCAAGCGAACTACCTATTATTAAAGCTCCAATAGTTTTTGCCTTGAATTCCTCAAGATTACGAATTCGGGTTTCATGGTCAGCAATATCTGTTAAATGTATCTTGCAAGGCAATATTTTTTCTAAATCAATTATTTTGGTTTTAATAACTTCAACGTCTGTAATTAATTTATTGAATTGCTGTTCTGACATGGCTTCTCTACATTATTTTTTTTTAATCTTGAAATATCCGTTGTAAAACCAATTGTCTGGTGAATATTTTTTCTTAACTATTTCTGGCAATAAGCCAAAAGCATCTTCCTCGCTTTTGGCTTCTATTTCAATTTCTGTTTTTTTGTGTTCCCCAATGATTGAAAATTCAACGCCAAAAACATAAATGTTCGCTGCTATCTGCTCTTTTATGGGTTCATTGTTGTAATCTTTTTTTGCCATTTTCTTTCCTTGTTTTATGACTTTTGCCGGTAACTCCATAACGGTACACCGGCAAAGAATCAGTTTGAGGAGTTATAACCTAATACGCGAAAGTCTTTTTAATGCATCTGTTCTTTCAACAATCAAATCAAGATTAATTTGTAACCTTGAAACGCCCTGGGGCTCGGTTTGGTAATCCTGAAAATCTTGAAATAAAAATCCGCTGTTGGTGTTAAATGCAACACCAAGTTCTTCTGCAAATCTTGTAACATAAAGAGAAGTACAATCACTGTTAGTACCATCAGACTCGGTCTGAGGAATAGCATCGGTTGGCAATGCTACGATTGGCACGTTGTTAAAAGTTGTTACTGGAACGCCATAACTATTCAGTGATTCGCCTGCAGCTCCAATTCTTTTTGCAATTGTTGTAAGTCTTGCAGCAAGGTTAGCATTGCATACCAAAGCGTTTGACCCCGGAACCCCCGCTATTGCTTTAAATAACAATTCCAAAAAGGCATCTTGGTTTGCAGTTGTATTAAGCTGTAATGCAACTTGTGAATTCATTGCCGCCTGTTCTGTGGTAGTGAATCCTAAAGATGCTGTTTGACCGCCTGAAGCTGCATCTTTTACAAAGTTTGAAATGCCTAACATCTCAGGGCTTGATCCTGTGCCAACGAACATGTGTGACTGTACTTCGCTTGCAACTTTTAATGCTGCGCTTGCAAGTTGTCTGTCAAGATATTTTTGTAAACCAACAGGCGACCCAGTAAGTTTAGCATCTGCTTTATACAAATCATCAACCGCAACCTCTCGCCCATAACTCTTTAAAGTCACTGCTGTGGGGTTAGGTGATTGCAGGTCTTTGACAAAACTTGAGCCAACAGCGCGGTTTGCACTGCCGGAAAAATTCGATTTGTCGGGAATATTTAACGCCGTAGAAAAGTCATTGCGAAATTCAGCAAATTGAAAAATAGGTGCTATTTCAACCATTTTCGCCAATAAACCGGCTGCTCTTTCTGTTAAGTTTGATATTTGGTCAATTTTCATTTTTCTTCTCCCTTTAATGTTTTAATTTGTTAAACTTTTATGCTGTTATTTCATTTCTTTCTAATATAGCCTTTAGAAAAGGTTTGTCCCCTCTGCCTAAAGAAGATTTCATTCCACTATTATTTCCACTATTATTGTTTTGCGATTGATTGCTCTCTCCGCTTCCGGGGTTTTTCCCTGCTGATTGCAAATTTTCAATGACAATTTTACCTGCATCCAAATCTTTATCAAGTATGTTTTTGTATTGAGCAATTAACTGGTCATTTTTTGCAGGAATTTTCATTTCTTCAATTGCTTTTTTTATAATTGCATCAATTGAATCTGTTCTTTCTTTTTTAGCTTTGTCTTCTAACAGCTTATGGTTTTGCAGTTCTTTGTCTTTGACTTGAGTAAGTTCATTTACGAGTTTAGTAATTTCAGCCTGCTGAGTTTTTACTAACTGTTTCAACTCTTCAATTGCTGGATCAATACTTGAATTATTTTTTGGTATTGTTAAGCCCTGTTCGTCTAATTCTACTTTATCAATTTCTGCTGTTTTTTCTGGGAACAAACTTTTTAATAATTCTTTTAGTTTTGACATTGTCGTCTTTCCATGTTTGTTTTCTATGCGAAAAATATTTTATCGGAACTTTTGAAAAAAGACATATGCGCATATGTCTTTTTTTTTTGCTTCAGCTTAATATTTTTTCGGTAATTAATAATGGAGATTGTTATGCCTTTCGTAACTATTGAACAAATTAAGCCTTTTGTTAATGATGGTTTATATAATGCTTTAATAAAAAATGATGTTTTTACCGCAATTGAAAGCGAAGCTGCTATTTTTATTCGGGACAATTTTTCGCTCACCATTCCGCAATCAACCGATGATGCTCCCGATTATATTAAGCGTCCTGCAGCAATGATAATCCAAAAATTTGCGCGTAATAAATTGCAAAATATTACTAATGAATATCTTGATGTTCAGGAATCAATTGTTGATAAAGAATATCAATGGGCTATTGATTATCTTTCTCAACAAACTTCCACAAGCCCTAATTCCAATGTCGGACTAATTGCCGGAGTTGACCAATGGTAAGTTATAAAATTACTAAAGATGCAATTCTTAACCATCTGAAGGATAACGCTCTTTCTTTTGCTTTGGACCCCGATAATATTATTGAAGCTGGGAAAGAATCTTCTGATCAATTACCTATGCCTTTTGTTTATTGTGTTTTTGATTTTGGTGAAGCAAAAACTTTACATGGCTATATATGCGATTTAACTGTAGATATATATGTTGGGTGTGAAAGCGATACAGCTGCATCAGCTAAAGAACAAGCTGATGAGTTTGCTTCTAAAATATTACGTTCTTTGGTTGATTCAAATCTTGTACAAATTAATTCGGGAGATAAGTTCAAAGAGTTTTTTGCTGAAAGTTCAACCAGATCTGGAATTGTTTTGCATTTGAAATCTACAATTCTATCTCATTAATATTATAAAACTATTATGAAATTGATGAAATATAAAAAACAAAGAATTATTAATGCTATTGATAGCGGAGCTTTATCTTACGCAGCCATTGGGCGGGTTCTTGGGGTTAGACGTCAATCTGTGCATGAATTTATTAAAAAAAATAATGCTATTGAAAATTATTTAATTGCTAAAATTCAAGAAGCTGATGAACTGAGAAAACAAAATCTTGAAAATAAAGCCTATGAATTAGCTCTTGCCGGTGAGGTTAATCTGATTAAATTTTTGCTTGAAAGGAAATACGGGTATAAGAACAATCTTGATGTCACTTCAAATAACGAGTCATTTGGCAAAATTGAAATCCAAATAGTTAATTCTCCGGGGTCAAATGACAATGGAACTTAAATTAAAATCTACTTGGTTACTTGGGGAAATGTTAAATTCAAATAAAAAAATTATTGTTCATCAAGGCGGGACCCGTTCATCTAAGACTTATTCAATTTGCCAATTTATTATTATTAATTGTTTGCAAACAAAAAATAAAACTTATTCTATTGTACGCCATTCCATGCCAGCTCTGAAACGTTCTGTTATGAAAGATTTTTTTGAAATTCTTACTTCGCTTAAACTTTACAATGCGGAATTTCATAACAAAACCGAAAATATTTATTTGCTAAATGATAATGAAATTCAATTTTTTTCTATCGATGACCAACAAAAAGTTCGGGGAACGAAAAGAAACATTCTTTGGGTTAACGAGGCAAATGAAATTGATAATGAGGATTTCAGGCAGTTATTAGTCCGTACTTCTGAAAGAATTATATTGGATTTTAATCCAGACATGCCTGAAAATCACTGGATTTTTTCGGAAATTATTGATTCGCGTGATGATTACGAATTGATTATTTCAACTTACAAGGATAACCCGTTTTTGGATTCTTCTCAGGTCGTGGAAATTGAACGTTTTTCTATAACCGACTCGCTCTGGTGGAAAGTTTTTGGTCTTGGTCTTAGAAGTGAAATACAAAGAGGGACAATATTCAGCAAAAATCATTATCATGAATATGATGTTTTGCCACAGGATATTAAATCGATTGTTTATTGCGATCCGAATTTGGCTTTAAAATCTAAAGGTGATACTACATCAATTGTTTGCTTTGGTTATTCTGCTTCTTTTGATCAATATTTTATTGTTGATGCAACCCTTGAGTCATTTTCTGATAGTAATAGTTTGCTTAATGCTGTTTTCAAAATGCGGTATCCTCATACTACCGCTATTGGTTTTGATGGCAATGTTACTCAAGAAAGTACATGGACTAATTTCGTTCGCAATTGGTCTAAATTACATGATGAACCTTTCCCCAGAATTGAATATAAACGTTATCATGTTGATGATTTAGCAAAAAATATTATGCTTGCTTGGGCAGAAGATAAGATTTTATTCCCGCCTAATTTTTCTTTTTCGACTTCGGGAAAATTTTTTCTCGCTCAGCTGTTTTCGTTTACTAATAAGAAAGCTGGCAATCCAGACGATGCTCCTGATTCGTTAATCTGTGCTTTTGAATTTATCCATGAAAGACGAATTGTTTGTAACGTTGATAACAAAATATTTACTAAACAACCTTTTATAACCATTGAAAGTTTTTAATTTAGGAGATAATTATGTATATAGTTAATTTGCAAAAGAATTTTCCTACATTGGCTCAAATTCAATCAGCTATTAAATCAGCCGAAATTGATAATGTGAAACAAAGGGATCAGCGGGCTTTGATGTATTATCTTTATCGCATCTCTAATGTTTCTCCTCGGCTTAAAGGTTTAATTAATGTTCGTAAGACTGCTTTGTCTTCTTTTAATTATGTTATTGCAGGTGACGATAAGATTGCTGCCGAGACTAAATTCAGACTGCAAAAGGTAATCAATTTTATTATTCAAAATTATATTAACGCTCCTTTGTATGGGTCTTTTGCTGGTGCTGTCTCTTACAAATTAGACAATGAAAAACAACATGTAATGTCGTTTGATAAAATTTTCCCCCCAACGGAGCTGGACAAAGGGTTTGATAATGATATTTATATTGTTTCTACTGTAGGTTCTAAAGTTTCAAAAGAAAAAATTGAACTTGGCGATATTCGTTATATTTCTGCTACCGATAACTCTCAATCTGTTGGCGGTGTTCTTAGAAGCATTATATTTAACGAATGGCTTAAAGATGCTACTATTCAGGAATGGTGGAATTACAATAAGAGATTGAAAGGAGTGGTCCAAGCTACTGTTGCTGATCCTTCTGAAAAAGCTGTGGCTGATTCAGCTTTGGCTAATTTAATGTCTAACCAATATGCAATTACTTCTGATCAGGTTAAATTTATGCTCAATCAACTCACAAATTCAAGTTCTCTTGATTCCTTCAAGGAATTTATTAATTTATTAAACGTTGAAACTGCAATTGCTATTGTTGGGCAGGCAAATACTTCTGAATTGCCTGATCAGGGCGGGAGTCGTGCAGCTGTTCAGGTGCTTAATTTAATTCGCAATGATATTCTTTATTCTGATATGCAAATTGTTAAAGATGTAATTAATAATCAAGTTTTGCTCTATGATTATAAGGTGAATTATGACAAGAACGCAATTGCTTCTCCGGTTGCTTTTGATTTTGTCTTTGACGAATCAAAAGATGTTGAGTCAATTGCAAGAATGCTTGAAACTGTTTCACGTTTTGGACTCTCTGTTAAAGCTGATGAGGCTTATAAATTATTAGGTCTTACTAAACCGGAATCTTCTGATGAATTATTAAAGTTTTCTAACCAAAATGGATTGTTTTAACTATGAATAAGTCAACTGATTTATTTTCTTTCAATCTTGACAAAAGAGTTATTAAATCCGCTGCTTTGCAAGCAGTTGCCTTTATTCTTCAAAATACTTATTCTGGGAAAGATAAGGATAATAAACCCTTTGTTGGCTATGGAACTAAAACATTTGCAATGCCTTTGGCTGCTTTTTTTTCAATTACAGGGAAAAAACATCGCGCAAATCTTAATAAGGAGGGTGATCTGCAAATTTTTACTTCTAAAAAGTCTGGCAAGCGGTGGATTGCAATCGAGGGGGGATATAAAAACTTTAAAGAAAAATGGAGCTTCAAAAAGGCACAAACCGTTAATTTATCTTTTTCCGGGCAAATGCTTAAGGAACTTCAGGTTATGGAAGTCGGCGATTCTTTTGCTTATATTGGTTTCAAATCTAAAGAAATGGCTGAGCGCGCTTCTTATCACGTTTTTCAAGGTGCTGGAAAACGGAGAGTTATTCGCAATTTTTTAGGCTTGCCTTCAATCCAACAAGATAAGATTGCTGAGTATATTGCAAAAAATATAAAGTTAGAATTTCGAGGATTAAGCAATTAAAGCGCTTATAGGCTCGGTTCTAAAAGGCTCGGTTCTAAATCACCTTTTAATAAAAAAATCTTTACCTGCTTTATTTCTGTTTGTCTGGTTTAATATTACGCTTGGGTTTGATTCGCTTTTTCTCAAGTTCTGCTCTAAATTCTGGACTGAACTGTTCAAAAGATATTGGTCTTTTTTTATAATCATAATACCAATCAGGATATTCAATTGGTTTATCCGAGTTTATATCAACATTTAACCCATCTATCATCTCAAAAGTAACGGCAAATGTTTGCCCCGGAAGAACTTTATCGTGCCTGTTGGTTTCATCAATAACCTTATAATAATCTTTATCCCAGTTTCTCTCGTCTATTTCCATTAACTCTTCAGCGCTTAAATCAAAATCAGAAAAAGCAATACAGCCTTGTCCATTAACATAGTACTTACAACTCCAACAAATTGGATTTTTCCATTCTATTAATGATCTTGTTTCTTTCATTATTCCCTCCCATAAGTTTTTTTAATTAATTCACCTATCTGTTTTGCATATTTTGATGGGTTAGAACTTAATTTATAGTTTACAAATGCTTCTGCCATAAATTCACTGGCGCCCTTAGTCGTCGTCCCATAATTACCTAAAAAATGATATTTAAAAAATTCTTTCGCTTTATCACTGTCTTCTTTAACTACTGAATAATATTTTGCTTGATATTCGTCATACTCTTTTCGATGCTCTCTTTTAATTTTAGCAACTTCTTCCCAAAATTCTGATTCTCTATCCGAATGGATTTTTTGTCTATGTGTTGTTATCAAATGCCCAAACTCGTGGACAATTGTACTATATTTTAAATTATGTTCATCTACTCTGGATTTTTGTAAATATATATCATCGGACGATATTCTGGCTCTATCAACTTCATGTCCAAAATTTATCTTATAAATGAATTTCCCATGATCGGAAGTAGTTATCGATCCGAATTCACGCTTGCGGCTGCTAAATTCTAATACAAATTTTTGATTGTTATCAAAATTAATTTGGTATTCTTTAAATAATTTCTCAATATGCTGAGTTTTATCTTCTATTTCTTCTTTTGTCATTGAAGAATGATAGTCAATTTTTTCGGGGTTTACAAAATATTTACCAAATACTTTATCAATTGGTAATACTTCGCTGGTTACATTGCCCTTCTCATCAATGCTTATCACACCCACCCATTGGTGATGGCAATTATAACCACCACAATAGTACATCACTGGCAATCCTTGGTCATTGTTCATTTCTTCAATTTCTTTTTTGCTGTAGGTTTTATTATAATGTTCTCTGCAAAATTTTCTGTCGGGAGCTGGTCCAATATACTTGAAATGTTCAAATCCTGCTTCTAAGGAATCATTGATTCGTTTCGCTTGCGTAATTGCATCTTGCCCAGTCTTGACTATTGTTTTTGCTATATATTTCTGCGCTCCTAATCGGTGCTGAATCCTTGCTGCTTTCTTATCTCTCGTGTCATCAACTTTCATTTCAAAAATTACATCTTTCTCCAACTCGTCTGCCATGTGAGTAAAACCCTTTAATATTGGTTCAGCAATTGCATTTAATTCTTGCTTCTCCAGCTCGCTCATGCTTCTTAGTTTTTGCCATACTTCTATTTTTAATTGTTCAATCATTTCTTTTTTATATCTGGCAAAATATTTTTTCAACTCCGGTCCCCTTATCCCCTTAATGAGGTAATTGTTAATTTCTTTTTCTAACCGAAAATAAAAATCTCTGGTTGCATCAGTTATTGTGGGCATTGTTTTCTCCGCTTAACTTTAGTTCTGTTTTGCTACCTTTTATTGTTTTTGCTCGTAAATTAATAAATTCCCTTTGTTCTACCCGGATTAACGCTTGGTAAAATGTTTGTTCACACTTTGGACAGGTTACTCGTCTTAAGTCGTAATTAATCCCTCTAATTGTTTTATCAACTTCATATTCAAGATTCCCGCAATTTGGACAAATCATAAGTTACTCCATTTTATTTTTTATCTGTACTTTTTTGTCAGGTTTGTCGTAAGCTGTTTTATATCATTTTTCGAAGTAATCATACAAGCAAAGCCACCCGCCTGCTCAATTGTCTTTATGTTATACTTCTGCAATTCCGTTAAGGTTTTTTCTTTACCGGGTTGCTTTACTTCAAAAGCTGCAAAAATTCCATTTATGCAACAAATTATATCAGGAATTCCTGCTCTGCCACCATTAACAACCGGAATGACATAGGCACCTATTCCTTTAAGATATTTTATGCAATCTTTTTTGATTCTACTTTCCAGCATTGATAATCCGCATTAAAATATAATGTTGTGTAGTCTTTCTTATTGATTACTGCTTGATATATCTTTTCTTCAATTCCACCATCGATAAATAACCAATTAATTTCCGATTTATTTTTCTCCTTGCTTTGGCTTCTCGCTCTTGCCTGCCAGTAAAGCACTGAACTAAAATCTATGTTATAAAATATAATTACGTCTGCTTTGGATAAATTAATTCCCATTGCGCCGGATTTTATTTGTGATATAAATATTTTGTTACTGTTCTGAAATTCTTCAGGGGACTCAGTGTAATTGCTTAATACCTGAATAAGTGCTTCTTTCTCTGCTATGAATTTGTAAAATATTGCTATTTTTCTACCTTGATAATTCTCTTTGATATACTTTGCTTTATCAAAATTTAAGATTACCCCTTCCCCTGTTTCGGTTAATATTGTGCCTGAATAAATCTGATGAATTTTTGTTTGTAACTTTGCCGGCGTATCTCCAATAATTTCACCACCGGTTTTCAATCTGTAATATTTATCCCGCAGCAATATTTCAACCAGTCGTTTTATTTTTTCATCTGCTTTTATTTTTATGATTTTCTCTTCTACTTCCGAATTGAATCCTGCTTCTTTTTGTGTGTAAGTTATCATATATTTTTTTACTATTGGTGCAATTAAATTGATTTTTGCATGGTTATATTTTCTTATCATAAACCCATTTATCATTTGATTTTTTACATTAACGAAAACTTTTGCCCATTTGTAAAAATTTCGGAATTCAGAAAAAGGACTTCTTTCGCTTATCCAAAATTGATGGTATAGCTGGGAGTAGCTTTCCGGTGAGGGCGTGCCAGAAAGTAATATTAAATTATTCCTCCCAACTATACCTTTAAGTAGTTCTGTCCTTAAACTGGGTTTCGGGAAAGCTCCCAAGCTGTGGGCTTCATCTACTATTATTAAATCATATATCTTTGGTTCTTTCTGTACTTGTTCGTAATTGATTACTTTTAGATAATAATCAAAATGAAAAGAATTAAAATCAGATTCAATTGAGCTGATTGCTTTCTTTTTTGTAACAAACAAAACTCTGTAGGCTCCGATCATATTAGCTGCCGTTAATGCTGTGAGCGTTTTGCCAACTCTCACCTGTGCAGCAAGATAAACAATTCCAAATTGTTTTAATCTTTCAACCATTTGCAAAGCCAATTCTCTTTGATATTCTCTTAGTTCCATATTCTTTGTATGCCTCTTATTTCGATCCCGCCAAGTTCTTTCACTATTGCAATTTGGATTGGAATGTAATTTTCTTCTCTTTTTCTTAATTGGCATAGTTTGCTTTCATATTCTGCTGATTCTCTGCTCAAATTAGCTTCATATTCTATTATCGCCGCTCTCTCTTCGTAATCCTCAATCTCTATTTTGTCAAATATCAACTCTGGAAGAATTTTTGCAATTCTTTCGCCTTTGCTTTTGCTTTCTTCAATTATTTCTATTTGAATATCGCTCTTCGCGCTTTTTTGCTGTGGGGTTTCCCATTTAGGAGTTAATGATATTTTTAAATTTTTTATCATTTTTGTTTGCACGATTTGTTTGTTTTGTTCATCATCTTTGTTTGCAATATTTCTTTTTTAA